CAAAAGCGTTTTCCGACTTAGCAAGTGGCAAAGTAGAGTTTTCAGATAAATACAAAAAGTCTGATTTTGAAAATATCAATTCGCAAATTGTAGAAGCAGAAACCTTAGAAGAAGCGCAAAAAATAGCACAAGAAAGCAATCAAGGAGCAGTTCAAACAGTCGTGGATAACGCTAAGTATGTTAGAGAAAGTTTGTTGCCTACGTTTAAAAATTTCAACCAAGCCAAAACTAAATTAAAATCTCTTTATGGTTCTGCTTGGGCGAGAATTTACGCATACGCAAATCTTAATCCAAAAGGGAAAGCAATGCAAATGCTTAAACAGTTCCAAGATTCAAACGAAAGCGATTCTGATGATAAATCAAAGAAAATTGCCGAATGGACGGGAAAATCAAGATCGGATTTTGAAAATTTAACTGACGCTCACGAAAACGAGATATTTGATTATTTATTAAAAAACGACAAGATAAAAACCTATTCCGAATTAAGCGAATTACTAAATCGTAGAGTTAACGGATTGGAAGAATTTAACACCAATGAACCGTTAAATTTTGAACAAAAAATCGGACGTGGTTCAAACGAAGTTGAAATCGTTAAGCAAATTCAAGATTTAAAAAACCGTGATATTCAAATCAAGAAACAAATAAAAGAATTACAGTCTTTCGGCAAAAATATCAACGAATCTCAAAGAAAGCAAATCAAAGAATTGACCGCTGAATCTATTAAAATAAACACGGTAGATATTCCGAACGCACAAGTAAAACAAAAACAGGCTAGAGCAGCCGATGCCGAGCAATTCGACATATTTTCACAAATTAACGAACAAATAGAAAATGGAAACATCACTCCCGAACAAGTTGACAAATTCGTCAATGACGACAGAAAAGCAGAAGAAATTGAACCTATTGTTAAGGCTATTGAAAGTAAAGCAAAAAGCGAAAACAAAGTTGAACTCGAAGAAGCAGTAGCCGAGGTTGAAGAGTTTTTGGCTACGGAAGAAAATAAGAAGTCTGAATACAAATTTTCAAATTCTCCTTCATTAAAAAATGCACAAGCAGTTGACTCAAGTGTTTTACCTATAACCCTAAAAGCTACTGAAAACATTCTTAAAAACGAAGGCAATTGGGATAAAGCTATTATTGGAGATGTTAAAAATTTAGGAAATGGTTGGTTTGAAGTAGGTAAAACAGTTAAAGGAGAAAGCGTTTTATATTCTCCAACAACAGACAAAGCGGCAACTATTGTAGATTCTGAAAATAAAGGTGGTAGAAACGCTGTTTATGTAAATGATTTTGTAAAAAACAACCCAACTATTTCTGAAAAACAACAACGTAAAAACTTAGCCAATGCCGAAGTTGACAAAATCGCTCAAAAAGTAAAAGACTTACTTCCTGGAATAAAAGACCCCGATGTAAAAAAACAAGGTCTTTCACAAGATGCTATTATTGATTTAGTTGCATCAGCTGTAAAAAATCTCGTTTCTTCCGGAATTGAAATCGACGAAGCTATAAAACAAGTGGTTTCATCTTTAAAAGAGCGATTCGGTGATTTAGGTTTTGAAATTGATCCAAACAAAGTAAAATCTATTTTAAATCCACCAACCAATGATTCTAATTTTAATGATTTTGAAAAAGCCGTAAAAAGCATTCCAATTAGCGGAATAATTAAAAAATATCTTAGTGGAGAAACCATAGAAGAAGTTTATGGAACTCCCGAAAATCCACAAGAATATGATTCAAAAATTTTGTATGATTTAGGAAGACATGGAGAAGAAGTTATTACAAAAGCAAAAGAAATATTTGGATTAGATTACATTGAAAAATCATTAGAGGCGCTGGACAGTTCAAACTTAAATTCTTTTGAAAAAGCGATTCAATACGTTGCTTTAATGAATGAAGTTGACCTACGCCTTCAAAACAACCCAAACAACATCACTGATAAAAAACTTCAAAAATTAATCTACGCTAAATATCAAAAAAACGCAAGAATTGGGTCGTTGACAATTAATGCAGGTAGATTGATGAATATAATGAAGAACGGAATTGATGTAAACAAACAAGCTGAAAAATTGTTTTCTTCAAAACAAAAAGAGGCGAAAAATGAAATTGAAAAAATAGTTCAAGTTACTCCAGACGGAATAAATAAAGTCATGGATTCGGAATCTGTTGATATTGAAAAAGCGATTGAAGAAGGTGTAGAGAAAAGAATTACAGAATTATACTCTAGACTCCCAACAGCAAGAAGAATAAAAGCAGACAAAGCGATAAAAGCCTTAGAAAAAATACAAAAAAGACTGAGAAGCAAAACTTATGACGCAACAATTGGTGTTCCAATTGCTATTATAGACTCTGGAATTTCTGTTATAAAAAACTCGATAAAAGCAGGTGTAAACATTGCAGATGCTATTGAAGCAGGAATAAATCATATCAAAGAAAAATATGGTAAAGATTGGGAAAAAGAAAGTCAATTTCGTCAAGATATGTTTGATGGTTTTTCTGAAGAAGGAATTGACACTTCAAAAGTAGAAAAGTCCAATAAAGATGCCGTAAAAGAGCTTCTTATCGAGGCAGGGTTTAGCCGTGAGGTAAAATCAAAAGGAGAAGTTAAAACTTTATTTGATTGGAAAAAACTTGCAGGAGAAGAAGGAAGTGTTGATAAAATCAAAGAAAACGTAGAAAATGTTTTAAAGTCAAAAAATTATTCTAAAAATCAAATCGAAGACGCTTCCAAAGAATTTGAATCAGAATACAATAGGCTAAGTGAAGAAATCATAAATAAAGGACTTGCCGAGTTAGAGAATAGAAATTTAATAAAACCTTCTCCGAACAGAAAAATTGAAGCTAAGAGATTAGCCGAGTTGTTTAATTACGGATTAATGGAAGGCGATTCCGTTCAGTATGATAACATCATGAATAAGGTTTTAGGATTAAGCGATTTAGATGCTGAATCGTATCAAAAAATTAAAAACGCAACAAAAGCATTGGCTGATATTTTTAACGCTAAAAGAACACAAGGAAGGCTTACTGAGGGAGCAGTAAGTTCTTTGACTAATCAAGTAAATCACAACATTAAAACCATACTTCATGACCAAGCATTTAGAAATGCTTCTAAAAGATACAAGACAGCCAATATTGCTTCTGAATTTGCGGGTTTAGCTCAAAAATCTTTATTAGAAAACCCAGGAAATGCTTTGGAAAATATATTGTCGGGGGTTTATGCGAGTGTTGTAGCAAGGTCCGCAGGGGCTCTTAAAAAAGAATTAACTCCAGAAATGAGAAAACAAAACTCAATAAATGCTAAGGTAATTTTTGACGACATCAACACTAATGCAGGTCTTTTTTACGGAGACACCAACACAAGTTTAATTACGCAGTCAAGAATAGAAGAATGGCTTAATGGCAAGTCCGACAACAGGCTTTATCATGCAATATTGTCTTTTCTTACGGGAAGAGTTTATCTTCAAGCAAGCGATAGTATGGCTAAGTCCGATATCACAAATTCTTATTTTGCGAAAAACGTAATAGAGATTTTAACACACAAGTCAAATCCGGAAGGACCTATGACGGCAGAAGAAGCTTTGCTGTATATTTCCGACAACACAACTGGAATTAAATTTGACGAAGCGGTTGTTGAGGCAAAAAAAATAATTGATGAAATAAATGGAAAACAGACAGAAAAACAAATAGCAGATAACCCACAAGCCGTACATAGATTCGCTATGGATATTGTAAGAGATAATTTAATAAGCGGAGGTAGAATGACCAAAGACCAAGTTGAAAAAGCCTACATAGCAGGGTATAAATCAGCAGGTAGGGATATTGGTCACGTTGCTAATAATTGGGTTTCCGCGTCTGTAAATTATTTAAACTCCAATATTCAAACGATGTTGGAAAACTCTATTAAAGAAAAAGAATGGGATAGAGCAACACTTCTTACTTTAACATCAATCATTACTAAAAACATAATGAATCCGTTTGTAGGAGGCGGAACAAACTGGATTGTTAGAAACTCTACAAAAGCAGGTATAGCAAATCCATTATCGGCAATAAATTTAATTAGCGATTACGCTATGAGAAAGCCAATCGATTTATCCACGGAAACGGGAAGAAAACATCTTGAGGAAGCGCTTTATAGAAAAGCTAATTTTCAAAGTACGGCAGCAACTTCTCTTGTCGGAACCACTATTGCATTAATGACGTTTGCTTTAATGAAATACGGCGACGATGAAGAAGAAAACTTACTTACTATAAACGAATGGCTAAAGAAAAATGAATGGGCTAAAAAGTATTTCGACAAACTTTCTCCGGAAACGGCTACCGTTATGATAGCTATGGAAAATGAAGAATTAGGCGACCACTACATCAAGTCTTTAGGAATGAAAACGGATTATTTTGACCAAAACATGATTCTTCTAAGATCGCTTGATAAAGAAAATCAAAGTTCTGTTGGAATAGGCGCTTCTATTGCGACTTCTCCTTTTTCAATGCCTGGTCCTTGGCGAATGTATAGAGACGTGCAAAATATGAAGAGAGGATTAAACGGAATTCCGCCGATAAAATCAGAGCCTCGAATAACTTCTTTTTGGAATGGAGTTTTTAAAGGAGGATTTATTGACTACATAGGATTAAGACCTGACGCTATTTACGGAACCAAAGAAGAATTAGAAGAAGCTAAAAAACAAAGAAAAAAAGACGAAAAAGGAGAGGTTTATAAACCAAGTAGACCAACCGGATTCTAAAATAAAAAACCCTCAATTAAGAGGGTTTTTATTTATAAATCGAACCACCAATTTGCTAATGGTTCAATTACTACTTTAGCAAAAAGCATAATCACAAAAACAAACAAAGTCATTATGGGGTACATTAATAAAGGAAATGGGTCTTTTTCGGCTAAATTATGTATTAAATGCTTGATTGCGACAGCTATCATTGCTAAAAACTCTACAAAAACTAAAAATTTAAAAAAATCTTTCATATACTAATAATTTAATTGTTTTCTTTTTGTGATACGTTTTCAAAGTCTACTTCGATGTTTTTTATTTCATCAGTTAAATTGACCAATTCGTTGTTTTCTTGTGGGATAATTGTAGCGAATTTGCCTTTTTCGTAAACCTTTCTACTATAACATTCAAGAACGTCTGAATCTGCATCATAATAATAGCTTAATTCGTTAATTGGTCTAATTCTATGGCTTTCGCTATCAAACCAATATCTATTTACGCTACACCCAACTTTCAACCCATCTGCTTCTAATTTCTTAATAAGCATAGACTTGATTTCTTCGGGAGTGGATTTTCGCCAATTCCGAGGCTCTAATTTCCATGACCAATAATTTGATTCTTCAAATCTAAATTTTGTCATTGTGAATACTCTTAGATTTTCAAAATCTAAAACTCTTACACAAAACGAGTTACAATCCGTACCAATATAAGTCAAATACAACTCCTTGCTTAAATCAACTTTTTCTTCGACTTCTTTCTTTGGTTCCGAATAATTAAGAGCGATTTCTTGCGATTCTTTGTATTTATCAACCTCTTTAAGAACGTCTGAAAAATCTGCTCCAATCGGAATTCTGACTTTGAAAAAAGCATTTTCATAACCTGTTCCCGTTAGCTTTTCGTCAGTAACCTTTTCGACTTTAATTTCCTTAGATTCGCCAATTACATTCTCCAAAATACAATCCAATAAGAATTTACGTTGTTTCTTTTTACTATCCAATCCTTTGATGTATGATAGTTGCTTTGGGTTTAATTTCATAATTTTATTTATTAAGTTGATTTTTCTTCTTTTTTCATATCGTAATAAAACGAATTTCCGTCTTCGCTTACCCATTTATCAGATTGATTTTCTACTGATAACAATTCTGTATCTACTTTGAATTGTTTTAGGTCTTCGGGCAATTTCTTAGTCACCCAATTGCTATCCTTCCAAAAAATTCTGTTGTTCGGTTGACATAATAAATAGCCGTCGTCAGAAAAAAATATATGACCGCATTTATAATCACTCGCTTCGTCGCTATACGGATTATCAAACCAATCGACCGTGAACATATAAGTTGCCCAAATTTTCTTTCCATCCCGAAGTACAATTTGAACTTTATGATAAGCCAAAAAGTCATACTTAATTACTGAAACATTCTCACTAAAACAATCCCACAATTGCTTATAATTGAACGGAATATCATTAGTCGGCTCCTTGGTATAAATCTCAGAAATCGGCACTCTACTTCTAACCATACCATCATCAGTCATTACGTGAAATGTAAGTATAACTCCGGAAACAGATTGAATACCAAAACAATAAACATCGATGAAAATATTTTTGTCTTCCTCTCTTTTTGTAAGATGTGATTTTCTAATTAGAGCTTTAAAACTTGGAATGTTTGCGTTTAGTTTGCTCATTTTTTTTCTGTTTCAGATTCGTTAATATACCCTACTAAAATCCATTTTCCGTAGCAGTATTTGTAATAGGCGGCTTTTTGCATAAAACTAAGATATTTTTATTGTAAATTCAATTCTCGGATTTTCTTTATCAATAAATTTTCTTGCGTGAATTAATGAGCAATTATTGTCGTTTTTAATGACTTTACACTTCTGTAAGCAGTCCAAAACCACTTTAAAAGAATTGTCAAGGTCGCTACGTTTTGACGGGTAAAAAACATCGATATAAAACTCAAACGGCACGTCAATCATCTTATCTCTAAGTATTCCAACTTGCCAAAAAAATGATTCTTCATATTTTTTAAGAAGTGGTGTTTTTGCTAAAGAAGCGTGTTTTCCTAAAGTGATTATTTTGTAACAATTGCTTTTTGAAGGCGTGTTTCCGAGTATTTTTGCTGATAATTCCATTTATTTTAAATAATTTAATTCTCTTGCTTCTTTCTGGTTTTTATATGACCACTTATATCCTCCGGCAGTTTTATTTATATTTCTACACACTTTAGAAATAGCGCTTGAATCAATTTTTAAAGAATTACTTGCGTCTGAAATAGAATTCCACAAAACAACATTATTATCTGATATTTGAAAAACTTTTATTCTTTTTCCTGTTTTACGGTTTTTCATCAATCCTATATCAAACGCATGATTAACATTTTCTTTTCTTGTAACCCATTCTAGATTTCTGAATGAATTATTAGATTTGTTTCCGTCAATATGATTTACCTCTGGTAAATTTAAAGGGTTTTCAATAAAATATTTAGCTACTAGTCTGTGTACATAAAACAAAATTCTTTTACGATTTATTTGGACATATAATTGCTTGTAGCCTTTTCCGTTATCTTGACTTGGTTTTATTTTTTCTTTTGTAATTCTAAAACCATTTTTTTGCACAGAAGATTTTACTGCTCTAGATACTGATTTTACGTTTCCTAAACTACTGATTTCGTAATAGCAATTTAATTCTATAATTTTAATCCAAATTTCTTTTTGATTTTCCATAACAAAAATTCCCGACCTCAAACAAAGGCTATCCCGTCTGCAAAGTATTTGCGAAGGCAATGTAAGTGATCGGGTTTTTTCTGTGATTTCATATTTAACGAGATAGCACTACAAAAGTAATGAATTATTTTTTAATACCTCCATGTATTTTGCTTAATTGATATTTTTTAGCTAATTCAGGATTGTTTTCAAGTTCCAAATTATGTTTCAAACAGCATCCCGCCCATGTATTTGTATCTAAAAAATTTTTACCCCATCTACCAGATCGATGTTCTATGGTTGTCGACTTTTCTTTACAACCATCTATGAAACAAATCTGATTTTCTTTTTTTGCTAAAAATTCAGTTCTTAAAACCGAGTACTGCAATTGTTCGACACTTCTTTTTTTGCTGAATTGCGGAATCCGATAAACCTTTTTTTCTTTACTCGGCAATTTTGCTTCACACTTCATCATACATTCTAAATCAGTGTTTTTATAAGGGCAATTATCGCACTTCATACGGAACTTTTTTGTCAATTTTGATACTGAATGTACTTCTTCTAAAAGCCTTGCCTAATTCAATCGCTTTTTCGTCAGATTCGGCAATTACCTCTCTTTCCATATACTCTTTTTCAAAATATTTATCTCTATACCAAATTGTAAGAGTGTAGGTATATAGTTTTTTATTTGACATTGGCTTTTGTTTGGTTTTATAGACATTTCTATCCAATTCAATTTCTCCTTTTTGAGTTATTGTATAAAACAAATACCCGCTTGTTGCGTTTGATGTATTTTCAAAAAATAACCAAAACTCTTTACCGAAATCATCTGACTTTTTAAATTTTTCGATGAAGTCTAAATTAAATTTGTATTGCTCGTCTGTTAATTGCATAATTTATATTTTCTTAAAAATTAATTTTGAATTTATCCCATTTCTAACAACAATCTTTTTCTCTTTGTAAAGTTCTGAAAGAAATACTCTTAATTCGTCACTTGTGATACCTAATTCATTCTTTAAATCTACAATTGGTAGTCCACACTTTCCATCGGTTAAATCGTGTCTTAAATCGACTAATTTGAGAATTTCAGTTTTCACTTAATTCCAAAGTTTAACAACAACCGCTAAAATAATAAAAGCAATTACCCAAGCGCCAACTTCAATCGCTACGTTTTCTAATGATTTTCTTCTATTTCCCATTTTAAAATAATGTTTTTACAATTAATAATCCAATTACTGCTCCACAACCTGCGCCCAAAGAATAGGTTAATTTTTGATTAATAGTCGATACAGATATTCTCGTAACGTTGTAGCACCATAATAAACTAATCAGCGCGCTAATTATAAAAATAGCAACATAGTTTAACTGAGTAATAAAATAAGTGTTTACGGCCACTAATCCGATTTGAGTGAAACTTGTAAAAAATGTTTTCATTTAAAAATATCTAAAAATTAATACTAAAATTATCCAAAATACCACGCCTAAAACCAAATTGAAAGCTCCCTGGCGATTTATGTCTTTCTTTGTGATTGTTTTCTTGTTTCTCATAAATTAAAAAGGAATGTCTGATTCATCATCATCTTTTTTAGGCATTGAATAATCAACTATACTAAAAACTTCTTTCGGGTCCATTGTCGGAATTGCTTCGTTTCTCTTTTCCGGAACTGGCTTGTTTCTAAAATATCGCTGAGAAATATCATTTCCTAAATCTTCTAAATCCATAAATCTCATATATTTTAATTGGCAGCCAACTCGACAATATCCGGTTTCTCCATGACGATACTTTGCAACATCGATTTCAGCTTGGTCAGTTGTTGGACCGGAATCATCATCATCCCATTCGTCAATTTTGTAATATTCCGGTCGATAAATAAACATTACAATATCAGCATCTTGTTCAATTGATCCGGAATCTCTCAAATCTGAAAGTAATGGGCGTTTGCTTGAACCTCTACTCTCTACGTTTCTCGATAATTGCGATAAAGCTAAAACTGGAACATTTAAATCCTTTGCTAAGTTTTTAAGCGATTGTGAAATTTCAGATATTTCCTGCTCTCTATTTCCGATTTTTTTATTTTTAACTTTCATTAATTGCAAGTAATCAACGAAAATCATTTTAATTCCTTTTTCTCTTTTTAGTTTACTGCATTTTATTTTCATTTCTATTGGCGATAAACCACTTGAATCGTCGATTATAATTGGTAAACTCGCTAATAAATCAGAACATTCTTTCAGATAAATCATTTCCGATGGAGATAAATTATAATCTCTGATTTTAGTATTATCAATTCCAGAAATTATACTAAGCATCCTTGCGATTATCTGTTTTTCGCCCATTTCAAGACTAAAAAAGATACACGGAATATTATTTAATCCACATTCCAAAACCTCGTTTAAAGTAAAAGCAGTTTTTCCGGAGCCAGGTCTTCCGCCTAAAATTATCAAATCTGTATCTTGATAACCATTCAGTTTTTTATTAAGTAATGTTAGTGAAGATTGTATTCCCGACGTATTGTTTTTAGAAGTTTTTAAATAAGAAATTACACTTTGTTTGAAATCGCTCTCTTTACCAATATCAACCAAATCGGTAACTTCGCCAAGGTCTTTATATGCTTTTTCAAGTAACTCAAAAACATCAACGTTTTCGTCGTAAGAATCTTCTATTATCGAAGAAGAAACCCGAATACATTTTCTCTGAATGTACTTTTGAAGAATAATTCGGCAATGAAAATCGATGTGAGCAGAAGAAGAAATCTTCTGAGTAAGTCCTATTAAATAAAAATCACCTCCGGACAATTCTAATTTCCCAAGTCTTTTTAACTCAGAAGAAACGGTAAGTAAATCAACGCCTCTATTCGATTCGTACAAATTAAAAATAGCCTCGTAAATATGTTTGTGAGCATCTTTATAAAAAACGTCAGCAGTCAATAAGCTAATAGCTTCATCTACACCTTTTTTATCAATCATCATTGCGCCCAATACCGCCTCTTCAAGGTCGATGGCTTGTGGTGGTAATTTTCCTTTTTCAAGGTTAATTAGCGTCGTTTTATCTACTTTTACTGGGATTGAACTCATTATGTGATTCTTTTTCTTTTATTTGGATCGGGAATAAATGTATTTTGTTTTATCGGATTTACCGATGTATTCGCTTTTGCTAATAATACCGATATTTTCTCTCTAAGCTTTTTTGTCGATAAAATATTTGGTTTCCAAAAATCGCCTTCTTTTGAATTTAAAAAATCGTAGGCTTGCCGTATTTGAATACTTGTGATTTTATCTTTTTCAAACATCAGTCTAATTGGCTCGACGAAATTTTTAAAATTTGCTAATTCCAATTGAGTAGTGGGCGATTTTTTTTCTTTCAGATTTTTAATAAAAAGCAATTGAAAACTAACTGCGGTTTTAAAATAAAAAATTGTTTCCTTAGAAGTTTCGATTTGATTTTCTTTGAATAATAAAAAATTCTTGTCGTCGGAAATTTTAATTTCTGACAAAAGAGAATTATTAAGTATTTTATTTTTTTCAATATCATTAACACTATCACTTACACTTACACTATCAGTAGACGAAATTGAACGCTCGTTGAATTTCGTTGAATTTCGTTTTCTTATTTCGGCACTTTTAATTCCGGCATTTTTACGTTGTTCGGTTTGTTGTTGCCATTTTAATAAATCCCTTTTTAAAGTAGATTTTATTTGTTCGAAAAGGGCGTTTATAACATAATCTTCTGTAATTGGATTTTGATCGTTAACATAAGAAAATATATGTTTTATAAGTTTACCAGCTACTTCATCTGGCAATGCTTTAAACATACCTTCCCAATCAGAATATGCTATAAATGATTTTTTACCTTCCGCCATTTCTGTAGTCTTTAAAATTATCTCTTTTTATGCTATTACAAGTATTGCAAAGGGTTTGTAAATTTGATACTTTATTTTCTCCTCCTTTTGAAACCGGAATTATATGATCTATTTGTAACTTATCAATACGACCACATTTTAAGCATTTTTTATCTCTGTTAAATATAAATTTTCGAATATTTTTTTTACCAATAAACGCTTGTGCTATTCTTCGAGGTTCTAAATTTTCTAAATCTTTTATCTTGTAATAATTTTTATAATAATGCTTAAACATTTTTGAAATTATTTCTCTTTCATAAAAATCAATTTCTTTATTTTTTCTCATTAAAGATAATTGCTCAGACAGTCTATTATAAGCATCTGGCTCAAAATATTGTAGTCCATATTTATCATTAAATTTGATATTTACAGAAATACACAATTTTAATTTATCAATACTTTTCAAAATTTCAAAATTTAAAGGTCAAATCCAAGTGCGTGCTTCATGTAAAAAACTTCAAGCGGTTTCCAAGCATTAGAAGTCATTCTGTTGCTGATAGAGATTTTATTTAAACCCAAAGCAACTCCAAGTTCTTCTTGGGTCATTTTACGTCTTGAAATCTCTATTTTCACTTTCTCAGATGTTGTCAGTCTTTGTTCCATAATTTTTTATTTAGCAAATATATAAATAATATAATAAATTACAACAAATGTAATTAATATTTTTAACTAACACTTGTTAGTTTGTTGTATAATTCAACTGCTTTGTCTTTTTCAGATAATGGCAGAATATGATTTGCGAAAGTGTACGGATTGGAAAATTTATTACATCGAGTTTCCATAATCCTATCTAATTTAATTCCGTGATCTCTTTGGATTTCCGAAACTCTTGTTCTGAACCCAGATAAATAAGGGAAAGAAAAAATTGAAGTTTTCCCTTCGTTAATTAATTCGAATAATATTTCTTGAATATTAGTCTTTGGATAAGGTAAGTTGTGTGTATTTTTCATATTTTTTACATTTTTTTTACGTTAATAGAGAAAAAAAATTACGTCAATTTGTCGATTAGAAAAATCTCCGAAACTTTCCATTTATGATTTGATACTCTTGAATTAAGTGTAGGCCGAGTAATGCCTATTTTTTTACACAATTCCTCGTCAGTATAAGATAGTCTTAGTCTTTGTGTTTTAGCAGTAGCTTCTAATCTTGTCATAATAAATTTACAATTTTGATTCTAAAAATAGCCGACTACTAAATTTCATCGGCTTGATTTCTTTTACAAATGTAGTAATTATATATTATAAAACAATAATTATACAACATTTTTTTTGTAAATATTAAAAAGGAAGGTCAGAATCATCTTCATTTTCTGGAAACGGACCATCTGCAAACGAATTACTTTGATTAGCTTGTGATCTTTCTTGACGAGGTGCGGAATCGTTTAATTTTTCAACACGCCACCCTTTTATCGAATTGAAATATTTGGTTTCGCCTTGCGGATTCACCCATTCCCTTCCGGCTAAATTTATTGACACTTTTACGTCTTGACCAATTTCCAAATCGTTTAATAAATCGCTTTTATCTTGAACAAATTCAATCATAATAGACTGAGGATATTGCTCGTCGGTCGTGACTACTAATTCACGTTTTTTAAAAGCCGGAGTTACTTGCTGCTCCGGACCAACTACTTTCACTTTTCCAATTACTTCCATTTTATACTTGATTTAATTTGTAATTCTTGTAATACTCCAATGCTTGAGGGATTTTCGAAAGCATTTTCGCTTCAACATCTGCGTCACGAGTGATTTTAAAGATTTTAACCATTTCTTCTTTTGAGTAAGCCGGATTGTTGGAATAAATCATATTTGTTTCAATTTGCTTGTAAACACGTTCTAATTTTTTCTCCAATAATTCAACTTCCTCGTTGGTCATTCCGTCATGGTAATACTTGTAGAATTCTTTTCTTTTCAAAAAAGTTACAATGTGGTCTGGCGCATCCGTCAAACAATAACAAAGCCACGCTTCTTCAACGTCGTAAAGATACATATAGCATCTAAGTTGGTATTCGTACACGTTGCTGAGTTTCCCGTTTTTAAAAGTATTTGGATCCCATGAGCATTTTACATCGACAACGGTTTTTTTGCCATCGATAATAAAGAATCCGTCTGCTTCTCCGGTAAGGTTGTTTTTATAGACGCGATCCTCGTTTTTAAGAATTAATTTTCCGACGTGGTCAGAAACTATTCCAAGCCCTAATTGTTCGTTAAAAAGACCTTTATTGACGTATTTATTATCGAGTTCTCCGTAATAGCCACGCTCATAGAGTAGCCAAATTTTTTCGATTTCGCTCTCGGCGGTGTCGGAAAGTTTAGGCGGAGCGTCACGTCTTGCCTTTAAATCTAAATAGGTTTTTCGCTGCGGTTCGGTAAGAGGTTTTAACCCCTCTCTGATTCTGTCTTCAAAATCAGAGAGTGTTTTTGCTTGTGTTTCGGTCAAGGCGGAACCACGCGCTTCAGTCATTAGGTTTCCGAAACTTGAACTTCTAAAATAAACTTCACTTAAATTTTCCATAGCTTACTTTTTAGGTTTTAACGCAAGTTTTTTATCTGAGTAAAGAACCAATAATTCGTGGTCTTCGTCGCTGATTCCAGGTAAACATTCTTCTAATTCCGCAATTGTTTTTGCAAATTCAATATGCTTGATTATTCGCTCTCTTTGTAGGTTTTCATTTACCGCGCCAACTTCCAACGGAACCTCGTTGTTGTCTACGTATTGAGTATCAATATCAACCGTTTCTTCATTTACGAAATTATCATTTCTGATAACCGCTTGGTCAGAAACCAATGCTTTTTGAACTGAAGTTGACAACGGAGCATCTTTCGATAAGTGCAATTTGATAACTGTTTTAGAAGCCATTTTTGAAAATTGGTCTTTCCAAAGTCCGGTTCCAAACTTCTTGTATGTTTGAGAATAGGTTTTTGCATGAAGCTCAACCTCTTCTTTTGTCATATAAAAAGTACTTTCAAATCCATTGACTAATTTGAAGTAAGAAATAAATCCAACAACGGGTTTTGATAAACGCTCTTTATCATCTTGAATCCAATTGAATTTTATTTCTCCAGTCATTCTGTCAACCGATTGAATTTCTCCTTCTCGAACGTCGCTATCGTTCATTTTTAAGAATTGTCCGGAACGCATTGCAAGTTGTTTCAAGCCTTTAGCCGACAATTGAAATTGCACCATCACTTTGTAACTTCCGTCCGCTTGTTTTGTGTTAAACGGCACTAAAAAAGCGTGGCCGATACTTGGATTAATTGGAAGGTCGAGTGTGGCAGCCATTAAAGCTGCGGTGTAAAGAGAATTCTGATCCGCATTGGCTAATTGGCCATTTGAATTTACCACGGAAAGAATTGAGGAAACAAAAGCAACGCCTTTGTCTTTATCGCCTAAAACCTCGGCGAATTTTGCTTTGATACTATCTTTGTTTAAAAAGTTAGATAATGCTTTTACTCCTACTAACGGAGCTTCTTGTTTTTGAATTTCTGTTGACATACTATTGTTTTTTAAATTTAATTAATTGTTCGTGACTAATTTTAGGAGATTTTTCGGTTCCTTCAAAAATGATTTCACCGGATTTTTTCTTTTTATAAATAGTAGAACGAGATAATCCACTTAATCGGGCGAATTGAGAAATTGAGTAATTTTCAAATGGCACAACTTTTATGGTTACTTGTTCGTCGGGGCGGATAGTTAT